TTAGCCAATTTGCTGGAATCTCAGGGATGAAATTTATGTTACTCATGTGTTACAATACCTACTGTAGACTATATGTTGAAACCCTGAAGGAACTCCACCCTTTAGGGTTTTTCTATTATATATCATTGACATTGATTTGTCTATGTACTACAATAGTAAGGCAACTCAGGCTTTCATAGCCAACACGCATTATGCCTTTCATTTCAACACTAGCCAAAGAAGATGCTGCTGCTTCAAGTAGTACAAAAGACGGCTACCTCAACCCATCACGAATCAAAAGTGGTAACAAAGTTCGCTTTACGCTACTAGCTGACGAGCCTTTCATGTTCTATGAACTATGGGCACAAGAAGCACTAGATCCCCAAAAGCGTAAACCATTCCGTTTTATGGAAGATCCTACAAAAGAGGATATTGACGTAAAACTTGGAAGCGATTTTGTTAGATCACTTGCACGAGATGGCAAAGGTTTTGAACCATGTAGGATAGCTCACGCTGTTCCAGTTTACAATCACGAATTGGAAAAAGTTCAGGTATTTTCTTGGATTCAGAAAACCATAACCACTCAGTTTGACCAAATCAGCCAGTTAGAGGACTACTCAGATTCCATGACTGACGTTGATTTCTTCCTATCTCGTACAGGAGAAGGCACAGATACCACTTATAATCTTGCTGCCGTACCCCGTAAGAAAGGAACAACTGGTGCTATCGAGGAGGAATGGAGCAAAGTTCAGGAAGAGGGCTTTGATCTATCCCGTCTGATAGATGGTGGCGACCCATTCAAAGAATCTGAATAATCGCCATTAATAGAGGGTCTTTTATTGACCCTCTTTTTTATCCTTATTTTTATCTATGTACTACTTATGAAAACTTATTTAAACGAAAATGCTACTACTGATGTAGAAGTAGCAATAGAATATATTACACCTACGCAAGCTAGTGAATATATATCTAACAATTATCATTATAACCGTAAGGTAGCTGACCCTAAAGTAAAAGAATTAGTAACAGAAATGCGTATGAGTAGGTTTTATTTGGGGGATAGTGCTATTTGTTTCAATAAAGATGGAGCTTTAATAAACGGTCAACACAGATTAAGTGCTGTAATCAAGTCGAATACTACACAACCATTTCTTGTGGCTCGTAATATGCCCGAAGAAAGCCTTAAAATAATGGATATAGGAGCTAAAAGAGACACAGCAGATCGTATAACTTTAAGTGGAATATCTATAAATAGAAGAGAACAAGCGGTAATAAAAAATTGTATGACTCCTTTCAATAGTTCAAGTAATATAGGTGTGCAAATATATAATCATAATAGATATGATGCTGAAATAGCAGATAATTTTACTAAAACTAAGTACTTTTTTGATTGTTGTGAACATGACCGCATATTAACTAGCGGACATAAATATAAAACATTCATAGTATGTGGAGCTTTGAAAATATTTTTACAGATGAAAAAGGATCGTAAAGACCATGAATACATACATGGTATGTCAGCTATAGATAGAGCCTTTCATTTTATGCACGTTACTTGCGATCAAATGGCAGTTAAACACGCTATAAACAACGAATATGATAAAAGCGGTTTAGCTTTAAAACACAGAATGGAACAATATAAGGAAAATTCACATGGGGCATTATGGTGTACGCCTGATTGTTATAGAAAAACCATGAATCTTGCACATAGTTTTATGTTAGGTAATCCTATTACGGTTGTAAAAACAGTTAAACATGATAAGTTCTCTGATTTTTCTACTCTTGTAAGACACTATTGCGTTTCTAAATAAATAAGGTATATTAATTATGGGAACGTGTATTTATCAACCATTCATGGGTACGTTAGACAAACAAAACGCTCTAGCATCTCTCACTACAGAATGGTCTCTAATCCAGGATAATAGTGGACCGCACAGAGTCTACCGAGATAAAAAAGACAATATATATCACTCAGTTACACACATACTTAAAGAAACCGCACCAAAACATACAAAAGATGCTCTTGAAAAATGGTTACAAAAACCAGACTCCCCTATGGAACGTGACATCGCTTGCGAAAGAGGAAGGCTGGCTCACGCTCATGCAGAATATGTACTCAAACTTGCAGCAAAATTTGCAAGGCAAAACGCAAACAAACGTGGTATCTGGTACACAGGCGATGATGGATTGGAACGCTGCCCGAAAAAAGTCACTCAATGGGGTCTCCAAAAAGCAGCCGAATCCGCACCGCGTGTTAGCTGGAGTGCGTCAGGCTACGCAAGAGGTTTACGATCATTCATACTGGAACGTGTAACGGCCATTCATGCCATAGAATTTTCGGTCTATAAGGAAGGATATGGATTTGCAGGAACAGCAGACGCTCTAGTAGATATTGATGGTGACGGGCCATTCATAGTGGATTGGAAAACAGCAAAAGAAGCTAGGTCAGATGACATGATAAATCAATTCTGCCATCAACTTGGAGCGTACAGTTTGGGACTCAAGAGTCTCACAGGAATACAAGCGAAAAAAGGTGCAGTTGTGGTAGCTCGCAGAAGTGGAAAACCACAAATAAAACTCCTCTCAGAAATAGAACTAAGAGGAGCAGAATGTGTATTTTTAGATAGAGTGGATCGTTACCACAAAAACCTTAGGGAGTTAGCTGTCGTCTAAAGTAATATCAGATAATTTTTCAATTAATCTACATACATTAACAACATAATCAATAGAAGGGTTAATTAACTCTTCTTTATCTTGCCAATACTCTATAGCTAAAATAATGAATTGAAGTTCATCATTAGTTAGTTTTGGATCGTTAGTCATTGTGTTTCCTCTGGGCATAAATTAATTTACTCATAAGTACATGGAGATCGGCAATATCTGTTTTTACAGCTTCCCAATCTCCGCACATAACTTCGTCATATTCATCCTGTACTAGACTGTACATTTTATCTAACTCTTCGTTAGTGAATGGATCGCAAGTCATTTTATCTCATCCTCCCAATTTACTTGAAACATATCCATATCATCAGCCTCAACCTCGTAAAGATCAGAAAATTCCCAATCTCCATCTTGATCTAAATAAAAATCTCCACCATCGAAATTTCTCCAGTTTTCAAATACTTTATCTTTATCTACACTATCTGGTGTAGTTATATAAAGATGATGGCAAGTCATGGAAGTGACTGTCAATTTAAAATGTTTACTCATAATCTGTCTCCATAGGATAGTGTTTGTCATCTGGATCGGGATATATACCCGCATCCTCTAAATCTCGAATTGCATCATCTTCACGCTGGCTATCTAACGCAGATTGATGGTTGTGTAAAAATGAATCAGTCATACTTTTTTAAACCTCGTAAGTAATTTTGAATATAATTCGATACCTTTAAAATATGAGATAGAATCTCCGTCGGCTAGTGCAGCTTCCGCAGTATCTAACACATTATCTAGAATGGTATCTTTATTGTCTTTAATCTTTTTTGATGGATCGGGTTTAGCCTGTTCCCATTTATATAGATTAAAGGAGTCTTTGTAATATCTATATGCCGTTGACTTAGGAATCTCAAAATCAGTGTGCAATATATCACAGATATCCAAACGAGTTAATTTTTCTTTTGGATCTTTTTTGGATTCGTTATCCACCAGACATTTATAGATAAAGTTCTCAGCTTCTTCTTTAGTCACTGACTTTACCTTGGATCTCTTGAATCTGTTTCGTATGAACAGCTATTAAATCTATTATCTGACCTATGACTTTTTTATCATCTAAATTAATTTTATGTTGATAAGTAATATCTTCTCTATTTGTTTCGAGAAGATGTTTAATTTCTTTCCTAACGTATAAGTTAAGTTCAACAATTTGACTCTCAAGAGATTTGATGGATTCGAGTACTTTTTTAAAGTCTCTTTCATTTTCGTTCATTGTGGGTGAATGATATAGAACACTACAATATTAGTTTAGTTTCATTCATAATGCAACATTCATAATTCTCATTCATAATTCTCACTGATAATTCTCAGAATTTGACATTCATAATTGACTAGGTAATGTTGGATCGTTCATTCATTATTTTTCATTCATCATGTCAACTTACATTCATAAGTTTTTTAAACATAGTCATGTCAGTCTGTCTATTCAAGATTTATTTTTTATTTTAATTATTCTTCAAAAAATTTCAAATAATTATAATAATCATTTTTCAGAGAATTTACAGTATCGTGCAGATAAGTTAATTGATAAGATTTTAATTTCTATAAATAGTATGGATTGATATTGTTTTTATTAGAATAATACTTTAATATATATATGTAGTTATTTTTCAACACCCAAATGAACTATTTTCAACCCAATTTAGTAGACACTGTATTTAGTGCAGAATCTCAATTAATGGTAGAAAAACCCTACCAAAATCCAAACGGATTTAAAAGACTAGGTAATGAGGATTTATGTGGTAACACTATCGCTCAAAATACTGGTATCTCAATTCGTGAAGCATTTGAAAAAACTGGTGCATTAAATCCACCCGTAGATACCGATATATACATTAAAAATAGTTTTGGTAATGACATTCAATTACCAAATCATAAATGTATAGTTGATTCTAAAACTGGTAATCCATTAAGCGTTATGTCTAAAACATATGCTACACAGGATAACGAACCAATATATGAAGTATTTGAAAGAAATAAAAATATTCTTTCACTTGAGAATATATGTCTTATGAATAATGGATCTAGAATTTTTGTATCAGGCGGCGTTAAAGATTCTGATATGGAAGTGTCTAAAGATGATCCAATTAGAAGAAGATTATGTTTCATAAATTCTTATGATGGTTCTTATTCATTCAAAGTTGTTTCTATTGATTTTAGATTATTTTGTTTTAATCAAATGGGTAGAATTAATCGCTCTAAGAATAAATTAGTTTTTAAACATTCAAAAGGTATTAATGATTATGTTAAAAACCTACCAGAGTTTATATCTTGGCAACGTGAGGATCTTTCAAACTCTATCGAAGAATTTAAAGCAATGAAAAATGTTTCATTCAGAAATAGAGCAGAATCTATTGAAGTTTTGAAAAATCTTTCAAAACATATGCTATCCGATAAATTAATTGGATCGGTAGTAGATAAAGAAACAAAAGAAAAAAGACCAAAAGATTTTAATAAAGATCTTTCAAAAGAATGGGCGGATATTAGAAGTAATTTTCTTAAAGAAACTCAAAATTTTGAAATAGCACCAAATTTATATAATTGCTTTAATGCTCTAACCTTTCAACAAACACATTGCGAACAGAGAGTTAAAGACGATATAAAAGGTGCAAGAGTAAGGATGGAATCTTTGTTAAATGGAAAATGTGGTTCGAGAATTGATTTAGCTAAAAAAGAATGTTTAGCTTTAACTAGATAAGATTATGTTTTATTTTCTAAATTCAATAAAATTTGAAAATTCAGATTTAGATTTATGGGATAGCGGTCACATATGGACTGCTAAAAGTCACCAAGATTTAATTAAACAAATTGAATCATTCACTAAAGCTAAAATTATTTTTATTGAGTATCAAAAAACAATTCAAAATTATATAACTTGTATTGATACTTTTAATTATTAAATAAAAATACATCAGGAACTAAATTTTTTAAGGCTAGATTCTCTATAGATTCTAGCTTTTTTAATGTGATATTTTAATGATTTTAAACTGGTTAAGGTACAAATACACGTTAAAATTTTAAAAAGTTGTGAGTCTTACTTTGCGAAACTCTTGTTATAGTAAGGGTTTTTAATTAGACTATGTGAGACACTGTAGAATTAAGGTTAATTTTAGCTATTTTTTAGGGTTTTTTAGGTAAAAAATTAATCTATTAAAGTACTACACAAGATAATAAATTTATGCTAATATTAGGGAGTAAACCTACCTAAAATTTACAAATGGAATTATCCACAGTACCACAAAGTCAATTATCTAAGTTGATGATAAGAGAGTACAATCTTGAAACTTATTGGACTATCAAAACTTTTTTACTAGGTCCAACAAATTACAGAGGAACAAGAGTTAAAGCTATTTTAAAAAGAGATAGCGAAACAACTTGGAGTTATACCCACAGTTGGCGATATGATTTATCAACTAAAGAAAATCATATCGAAGCGTGTAAGGGTTTAATTAATTCTGATAACTTTTTCCAAAATGAAATTTTTGAGATTAAATCTATCGGTTACGATTATGAACATTATTATTTTACAATCGGAGAACCAGAGGATATTACAGAATTAAGATCTTGGGAGAATTAAACAAAATGAAAACTAAGAAACAAATTGAAAAAACAAGAATACTAAAAACAGTAAGAATGTTAACCAATTTAGGAAAACATACTGAAGCTAGTAAAATTTTTAAAATCCATTTTCCAAACTTCTAAATTCTTTCTCTTTCCCATTGCTTCACTGTAAAATGTCTAACTTAAACAATCCACGCAATCGCTACCGATTAGCTACTAGACCAAATTTGAACTATGTCCGATTTGCTCTGGTTTTATTTATTAGCAGTTTTATTCTTGCCAGTATCGTAGACCGTCCAGCGTTTAACAAATGTATGGAGGTTTATAATAATTCTGATATCTGCTACAAACTGAATTAATCCACGCCCGCACACTATCCCCCCTTCCCCTAGTCTTTACAGTCTGGGGAATTTTTATTGGCTATCTGCTACAGCTAGGGGGTCAAGTTGCAGCCTCAGCCAATGCTAATGGAAAGACAGGGAACTTACTGATAAATCAGAACATAAGCGATAAATGTATTACAATATAATAATACTACAATATTACTCTAGTGTCAACTGTTTTTCTTAGCTTCTACTTGAATTGATAGTTGTGGAGTGTTTAAATTGATATTCTCCACACTCTCCCCTAGTACTTTACCGAGTGAATCTAGTATCTGAGCAGCCGTTTGTAGCTGTCCTTTTCTTACAGCCTGTTCAAATAACCTCATTCTCATCCCCTGGAGTCGTGAAACCATCTTCTCTCTATCTTGCTCCCAATCCTCATCGTTCCATTTCTTCACCTGTTTCCAATCACTCCAAGCTGTGTCTATTCCAATACCCTCTCTAGATGAGTGCTCATGCACTAACTGTCTTGTAGTTTTACCTGTCAACTGCTTTGAATACAGTCTTTGCCTTCTTGCTTCTATAACTGCATCAGGTTGTCTCTTTCCACATACTCTCCCATCCTTCAAAGCTCGCTCGGATGTAAATTGACCATTTGTATTACGAAGAACAGAATCAGCCACGGACTAAAATTGTTGTTAATACTTGAATAATAACCCTAAAAACATGGTTTAGTCGAGAAAATCACGGAAATCCATCAATATTTAAGCTATTCTTTACTACATGAGTACAAAAACAGCCGAAAATCTCTCCCTACGATGGGCACAGGGGGAGGTGTTCAACGCAGAACAAAGATTCAGAGTCCTCGTAGCTGGCAGAAGATTCGGAAAATCCTATTTATCCTGCATAGAACTTTTAAAAGCAGCAATAGACCGCCCAGGCGAAACATATTTTTACTGTGCCCCAACCTATCGCATGGCAAAAGACATAGCCTGGAAAGAAATCAAAAAACTTATCCCAACCCAATGGATAGCCTCAAAAAACGAAACCGACCTAAAAATAGAACTAATTAATGGATCGCTAATCGAACTCAAAGGAACAGAAAATGCCATGACCCTCCGAGGCCGAAGCCTAGCTGGAGTAGTACTTGACGAAGCAGCCTTCATGGATTCCGATGTCTGGTTCCAAGTAATCAGACCAGCCCTCGCAGATAAACAGGGATGGGCACTCTTCATTTCTACACCAGACGGCACAGCCTCATGGTTCTACGATTTATGGTGCTACGTTCCAGAAGATGAAACAGGTGATTGGAAACGATGGAGCTTCACAACAATAGACGGGGGTAATGTTCCAGAGGAAGAAGTCGAAGCAGCAAGATCCCAACTGGACATAAGAACATTCAAGCAAGAATTTGAAGCCAGCTTTGAGAATCTCACAGGTCTCGTTGCAGTCTCCTTTTCAGATTCCAACATTTCTACCGATGCCGAGGACATATCCATCGCCCCACTCTTACTGGGAGTCGATTTCAACGTAGATCCACTCTGCGGAATCTGTGCAGTTCGCTATCGAGACATTCTCTACGTCTTTGACGAGATAATTATGACGGGCGGAGCAACAACCTGGGATTTTGCCGAAGAAGTCACAAATCGTTACGGGGTGGACCGCAGAGTAATAGCTTGCCCCGACCCCACGGGTGCTGCCAGAAAAACATCAGGAGTAGGTTCAACGGACCACACTATCCTGCGTAGAAGCGGATTTACTGTGTCATCTCCCAGATCCCCCTGGAAAATACGAGATAAAGTAACAGCCGTAAACACAGCATTATATGACGCAGCAGGGGAAAGGCGAACTTTAATCCACCCACGCTGCAAAGAATTAATAAAATCCCTCCGCACCCTGACTTACGCTCCAAACACAGGTATGCCAAACAAAAACCTTGGAGTTGACCACGCATTTGACGCTTTCGGCTACCTTTGCCTCCAACAATTTAACCTTGCAAAACCAGAGACACTAGGTCAAACTTCGTTTAGAATATACTAAGAACTACCTGATTCTTACTATGTACCACTCAACTACAAAGAAAAAGAAGAAGAAAAAGAAGGGAGGTAAAAAACGTGGCAAATGTTCCTGTCAATAAAGCACTATATTCAAGAGTAAAATCCGAAGCAAAGCGTAAGTTCAAGGTTTATCCAAGTGCTTATGCTAACGCATGGCTTGTACGAGAGTACAAAAAGCGTGGTGGTACTTATAGAACGGAGAGCAAACGTGGCAAGAAGTAGTGGCGGTCTAACCCGTTGGTTTAAAGAAAAATGGGTTGATGTCAAAACTGGCAAACCATGTGGTCGTTCCAAAGGCGAAAGTAGGGCTTATCCTGCGTGTAGGCCAAGTAAACGTGTCTCAAGTAAGACACCTAAGACTGCTTCAGAAATGTCAGCAAGTGAAAAAGCAAGATTTAAACGTACCAAAACGAGCAGTAAGAAGATAACATACCAACATAGACGTAAAAAAACTACCAAAAAGAAAAAATGAGCAAATCTCACGCAATGGCAAGATGTCAAGGTTACATCGCAAGTGTCAAAAAAGGTAAGAAAAAGAAAACTAAGCCAAAAAAGAAGAAAAAATGAGTGTAAAATCTTTAGTAAAGCGGTAACATAGAGTTATCTAAGTAAAATGAAACTTACTTCTTCTCAAAAGAACAAACTTAAGGAACATTCTGCTCATCATTCTCAAAAACAC